TAATATTAATAGCACAACTGCAAGTTTAAACACTTCAGTAACTAATTTAAATTTATCATCCGCATCTCAACAAGTTAGTATTGATAACTTAAATACATTTAGTGGTTCTGCTAATACAAGATTTACCGAAATTGGAGTTGTGAGTGGAAGTTTAATAACATCTGCGTCAGCAGCTAAAACTACAAATGATTCACAAGGTGTTTCAATAACAAATATAAACACAACTACTGCAAGTTTAAACACTTCAGTAACTAATTTAAATACATATACATCTTCATTAAAAACCGCATTATCATTAAGTGGTGCAGATTTAACAGTATTAGGTAACCTTACAGTACAAGGTGATACAACTACACTTAACACTTCAAATCTTTTAGTAGAAGATAAACTAATTGAATTAGCAATAGGTACAACAACTTCTGCGGGAGCAAACGGAGCAGGTATTTTTATTAGTGGTGCAAATGCAAGTATTCTTTGGGATGATGCCAACTCTACTTTAGATATTAATAAATCAATTGATATTGTAGGAAATATTACATTAACAGGAAATGTTGATGGTGTAGATGTTTCGGTTTTAAATTCAAATATAAACACAACTACTGCAAGTTTAAATACTTCGGTAAGTAATTTAAATACATTTAGTGGTTCTGCTAATACAAGATTTACTGAAATCGGTGTGGTTAGTGGAAGCTTAATCACTTCAGCATCAGCTGCTAAAACTACAAACGATTCACAAGGTGTTTCAATAACAAATTTAAACTCTGCAACTGCAAGTTTATTGATTGAAACGGCTAATTTAGAAACATTTAGTGGTTCTGCATTAACAAGATTAACCGCATTAGAAAGTTCAGCATCTACTGCATTATCTACAAATGGTACACAGGCTACTTCAATTACAAATTTAAACTCTGCAACTGCAAGTTTAATGATTGAAACGGCTAATTTAGAAACATTTAGTTCTTCGGCATTAACTAGACTAGATAATTTAGAAGGTAAAGATATCTCAATCACTTTAACAGGTGATGTGACTGGTGCAGGAACTATTACTAATTTAGCAAACGTCTCATTTGCAACTACAATAGCTGCAAATTCAGTAGCATTAGGAACTGATACAACTGGCGATTATGTAGCAACTATGACGGCAGGTAGTGGTATCACAGTAGGTACTGCAACCGGTGAAGGTTCAACTCCTGTTATTACAAACACAGGTGTAACTTCAAACGTTGCAGGAACAGGTATTTCAGTAAGTGGAGCAACCGGAGCAGTAACAATTACAAATAGTGGTGTTACTTCGGCAGTAGCTGGAACAGGTGTAGGTGTAAGTGGAGCAACCGGAGCAGTAACATTCTCAATTGGTCAAGCAGTAGCAACTTCATCAAATGTTCAATTTAACTCATTGGGCATTGGAATGGCAGCATCAGCAACTGCAGGTAGAATTGATGCAACAAATGATGTAGTAGCATTCTCATCTTCAGATATTCGTTTCAAAGAAAATATCGTTCCAATTGAAAACGCATTGGATAAGATTTCTAAGATTAGTGGTAACACTTATGATTGGAAAGCTGAAAATAAAATTGAGCACGGATACGAAGGAAACGATGTGGGTGTAATTGCACAAGAAATTGAAGCAGTATTACCTCAATTAGTTCAAACAAGAGAAAATGGTTTCAAAGCAGTTAAATACGACAAATTAGTAGCATTATTAATTGAAGGTATCAAAGAACAACAAACACAAATAGAAAAATTAAGAATGGATTTAGATAATTACGAATGTAAATGCGATAATTGCAAATCTAAATAATATTCAAAAGGTTTATAATAAATGTACGATATATACTACACTACCGCAGGAGGACCCTGGTTCAATAGCGGAGCAGATATATGGGTAACAAATTGGATAAAAGAAGTGGCACCTCATTTAGAAGTGAAGCCACTTCTTCTATTCCATAGACATAAACCCACAAATTACGAAGAATTTCCAATTGATATCGACCATATTTGGGAAACATCCGAAGATAAAATTATTGAAATATTAGAAGGTGCAAGAAGGATACATATTTTACATGGGCATTATACTCCAACCAGAGCTATTCATCAAAATTTGGAAAAAATTGATTCAATCGTTTTCCATAATTTAACTAAAGTGTCTTTAATGGCACAGCAAGGTAAAGATGAATACTTACATTGGTATGGAAATTGGGAATATGAATCAGAAATGATTGATAAAATTAAAAATAAAGTTTGGGTAGGGTTATATCATTTTCCATATGAAACGGAAAATTTACACCACATTCCAAATTCTTATACTTTTAAAATAAATAATGAGTTATCTACTTCTACTGAATTAGGATACGCAGCAAGAGTTGAAGGTAGAAAAAATGTTGAATATATGGATGGATTAGGTGGATTCATTTCAACCAATTCAGAAACATTCAACAAATATTATAAAAAGAAATATGGATACAAATTTGAAAAATCAAAAGTTTACAAATTTGATTATAAACATAAAGAAAGGTTCTATGGACTTGATTGGGGAATCTCTCATTCTTGTTTTGAGTATGAACCATTTGGATATGGAATTTTTGAAGCAGTGGATTGGGGAAAGCTTCCAATACTACATGAAAAATGGCACGTACCACTTGATTATAAATACAAAGCGAGTGATGCGATATCGTTTAGAGAGACCTACGAAAAAATATGTGAGGATGATTATGAAACCCGTAAAACGGAATTCCAAAAACTTAAAAATTGGATGATTAAAAACTTTTCAAACAAAGATGATTGGAAAGAAAAACTTTTAGATATTTATAACGGAGAATAACACTTTATACAATGGCAAAAACAAATTTATCGTTAGGTAATTTATACAGAGCAACAGTAGGTTCAACAAGAACTACACAAGCTTCATCATTAAACGCAAGAAACGCATCAGCAGGAACGCAAGTTTCTCTTGGTTCATTTGCAATTGATTCGGTCACACCAAATTTGCCAACTTATACATATATTGTAGAAAGTACAACCGAAACAGCAACCTTCTCATTTGGCTCAGCAGGAGCAGTGCATGGGACTAGAGTTGGGAGTGTAGCAGCAAATTACGCAGTAACATTTGGTAACGCAAACTTTACGGTAGGTACTGCAACATTAGGAGCATCACCATCGTTTCCAATCACACCAGCATCAATAGCAGCAGCAAATTATTCGGAAGCATCTTCTGTATTAAGTATGACTTATGCAGATGGATATAATACAGCAGCAACCGGATATAATACCACAACTACAAAAACATTATACGCAGTAGATGTTTATAATACAATCAACGAACCTGATTTTTGTTTATTATTTGGTACACAAATAGAATTAGCAAATGGTACAATGGTTAATGTTGAAGATTTGAATGTTGGTGATGAAATTAAATCTTGGGTTCCAGCCGGATTACCAGATGAAACGCAAGACCCGGAGAGTGACCAAGTTGAATGGAGATTCTATCATTCAGAAACTTTATCAGGTTCAGCACAAAACGTTGTAGTATCAGATATTACATTTAATTTCGCAGGAGCATACTATTCATTAAATAATGGAGTAATTGATGCTACCGAAACTCACCCTCTATATGTGTGGGATAATGAAATAGGAAAATATAAATTTAAAATTGTTGGAGATATTCTTCCAGGAGATAGATTAATTAAAGCTGATGGAAGTGAAGAAGAAATCTATGATGTAGCAATTGTTAGAGAAGATGTGGAAATTGCAACTGTTAATGTGGAAAATGCCGATGTTTATATTTCAAATGGCGTAATATCGCATAACAAAGGTACAGTAAGTCAACCATATATTCCATCTGCAGGATTAAGAATGTATGTTGACCCATCAAAAGCATCATCTACAAATGGTACTGCTACAACTGATTGGTTGGATTTGAGTGGATATGGTACAGGTCTTAGACCAGCAGGACAGGGAGCATCAGCAAGTATTACAGGTGGTAACCCATCATATAACAATGGAGTAGGTAGAAAAGAAAAATCTTGGAGTGCAAATGGTACAAATCAATTCTGGTTTAAAGATATTACTACAAATATCAATGGTGGTATTTCTCAATTCAATACTAACACCGGAACTATTCATATGTGGATAAGACCTACTACAACATTAGGTACAACTACAAGACACATTTTTGACTACGCAGGTTTTTATGGTTTAGCAATTGAATCAACTAATAGTTCTACTTTAAATAGAGTAAAATTTTATGGTAGTTCATTAGGAAATAGTGGACAATTAACGACTTCATTATCATCAAACGTTTGGTATATGATTTCAGCAACATTTCAACCATCTGGAACTGTAACGGTTTATGTAGATAAAACATCGGTAGGAACATTTACCGCAAATGCATTTTCGGCACCGGCATCTACTAACCATTTAACAGTTGGTAGTAATAGTGCAAGAACAACATTTTGGAACGGACAAATTGGACCAGTATTATTTTATAGTACATTACAATCAGCAGCATCAGTAGGACAAGTATATGACCATTTCTCTCCAACATACAAATAACATTAATTTGTTGTTTTGAAATAAAAGATTATATTTATAGTAGACATTAAAAATTAAATAAAAGCACAAAATGGCAGAAAAAATAGTATCACCGGGCGTATTTACAAAAGAAAACGACTTATCATTCTTACAACAGGGTGTAGCTGAAATCGGTGCAGCATTCATAGGACCTTTTAAGGAAGGCCCTTTAACTCCTACAATCGTTAACTCACAAGCTGAATTTGAAACTCTATTTGGAGTGGTTGATGATACATATTATACTCCTTTGGCAGTACAATCTTATTTAAGAGAAGCTGGAAGCGCTACAATTTGTAGAGTAGCTGGTATTGGTGGTTACACCGAAACCGCTCCTTTATTATTAACAGCAACTTCAGGTTCAGTATCAGCATCTTTGGGTATTCTTTTTAATACCGCAGTAGGTGCAAATGGCGGATTCGTTGGTGAAACATTAACAGATTTAGATGGTGGAGGTGATTTTAATTTATCAACTTTAGGTTCAGCATCTTTAGATGTAACTGATATAAATGATATTGAAGCAGTATTTGGAACATCGCCATTTGGAAGTAAAGAAGCTTATTCATATGGTTTCTTCAAAAATACATCTATAAATTTTGTATCAGCAACTTCTGCAAGTGTAACGGTATTGGGTAACCAATTATTTACATTTGATGCGCAAGAAGCATTAACACCAACAATCAAATCTCAAACTATTTCTGGTGACAGATATGATTTATTCCAATTTGAAACAATTGGTGCAGGTAATGTAGCAAATACAAAAATTAAAATAGGTATCACAAATATTAAAGCAGCTGGTAGTGTAAATGGTACTGATTATGGTACATTTACTGTCGTTGTTAGAGATTTTGCTGATACAAATAAGAAAAAGAATGTATTAGAAACTTATTCAAATGTAAACTTAGACCCTAATTCTCCGAACTACATTAGTAGAGTAATTGGTGATAGAAAATTATCTATCAACTCTGAAGGTAAAATTAGTGAAAGTGGTGACTGGGTTAATAATTCAAAATATATTAGAATTCAGTACTTAAATACATCGGCTCCCGTACAAGCAGTACCATTCGGACATGCTAAGTATTCTTTACCAGTTTCTGCATCAGCAGCTATTGGAGCATTAATTCCATCAGTAACATTTATAACCGCATCGGCAACACAATATGGTGGTATTGATTTGGATAACAATACTGATAACGCAATCTACTTAAAACCAATTCCAACAGGAGCAGGTGTGGGTTCTAATTCAGTATTTGGATTGGATGCAGCAAATGGTGGTACATTATCAGTAGGTTCTTCTTTAGCACAATTCGTTGTAGCATTCCAAGAAGGGTTTGATGGTAAATCACCAGCAACACCAATTTATAAAGGTTCTGATATTGTATCAGGAAACTCACAAGGTTTTGATTTAACAACCTCATTATCTTCAGGTTCGGTAGCATACGCTAAACACATCGCAGCATTATCTAATGCAGATGAATTTGATATCAATATGGTTGTAACTCCAGGTGTTATTAGAAGATTACATACTTCAGTAGTAACTTCGGTATTAGATATGGTTGAAGAAAGAAATGATTGTTTCTATATTATGGATTCAACAGCAGTAAATGATGCAGTATCATTGGTAACTACACAGGCAGGCGATGTTGATTCAAATATGGCAGCAACTTACTATCCTTGGATTAAAACAATTGATGTTAACACAAACAAATTAATTTCAGTTCCACCTTCAGTATTATTACCTGGCGTATTCGCAGCAAACGATAGAGTAGCAGCAGAATGGTTCGCACCAGCCGGTTTGAATAGAGGTGGATTAATAGGAGCAGTTAGTGTATTGAATAGATTAACACAATCTGAAAAAGATACATTATATGAAGCTAAAGTAAATCCAATTGTACAATTTCCTGGACAAGGTATTGTAGTATTCGGACAAAAAACTTTACAAGATAAACCATCTGCATTAGATAGAATCAACGTAAGAAGATTATTATTGACTGTAAGAAAGTATATCGCATCTACATCTCGTTATTTAGTGTTCGAACAAAACACATCAACAACAAGAAATAGATTCTTAAATATCGTTAACCCTTATTTAGAATCAATCCAACAAAGACAAGGTTTGTACGCATTCCGTGTTGTAATGGATGATACTAATAACACACCAGATGTAATTGATAGAAACATTATGAAAGGGGCTATCTACTTAAAACCAACTAAGACAGCTGAATTTATTCAAATTGATTTCAACATCTTACCAACTGGCGCCGCTTTTAACGGATAATTTAAAAAATAGATATTTATATAAAGAAACAATTAAATAGAGAAAAAAATGCCAGAAGTATTAGAGTTTGATAAAATGTTCTATACCAACTTTGAACCAAAGTTAGGTAATAGATTTATAATGGAAATTGATGGGATACAATCGTATATGATTAAAACCGCTAGTAGACCAACTTTCACTTCGGAAGTAGTTGAATTAGACCATATCAATATAAAAAGAAAAATTAAAGGAAAATCAACTTGGGATGATGTAACTATCTCTCTTTATGACCCAATTGTACCATCAGGTGCACAGCAAGTTATGGAGTGGATTAGAAGTTCACACGAATCCCTAACAGGTAGAGATGGATACGCAGCTTTCTATAAGAAAGATATTACATTCTATCTATTAGGACCAGTAGGTGATAAAATTGAACAATGGACTCTTAAAGGAGCATTTATTTTATCAGCAAACTTTGGTGAGTTAGATTGGTCATCAAACGACCCATTAATGATTGAATTAACATTATCATATGATTACGCAATCCTTGAGTACTAATTTTTAATAGATAAACTTTAAAATAGTTAAAAGGAGGACAGAAATGTTCTCCTTTTTTTATTTGTATATACTTATATATAAACATTAAGTTATTATAATTATGGAACAACAAAACGTAGAACAACAAGTTACAAGAGGATTGGGAGCACAATCTGCATCCGACCAAAGAAATTATCCATTTCCAACGGAGATTATCAGTTTACCATCGAAGGGATTATGTTATCCAGAAACATCTCCACTATCTAAGGGTGAAATTACTATTAAATTAATGACAGCTAAAGAAGAAGATATTCTTACTTCTGCTAACTTAGTTAAGAAAGGAGTTCATTTGGATAAACTATTGGAATCAGTTGTAGTTGAAGCTGGCGTAAATATAAATGATTTATTAGTTGGCGATAAGAATGCTATTTTAATCTCATCTAGAGTTTTAGCATTTGGTCCGGAATATGAAGTTACAATTAACGACCCTAATGAAAATGAGCCCGTTAAAGTAACAGTAGATTTATCAAAAATACAAATAAAAGAAATTGATGAATCTAAGTTAAATAGAAAAAATGAATACGATTATACGTTACCAATTTCTAAAGCTAACATAAAGTTTAGGTTATTAACACATGGAGATGAACTTTCAATACAAAAAGATATTGATGCTCTTCAGAAAGCAACAAAATCGAGTAATGAAATTACATCTAGATATAGAAGAATAATCACCGAAGTGGATGGTAATAGAGAGATAGGACATATCAGTAACTTTGTAACGAATAGATTATTAGCGGGTGATTCAAAATCGCTAAGAAAAGAAATCAGTACAATGAGTCCGGATTTGGATTTAAAATTCGAATATGAATCTCCATACACAGGTGAGAAGGAGGCTCTCCGAATCCCGTTTGGGGTTGACTTTTTTTACCCTAGCGAGTAACTATTCAGTAGTATTACATCAAAAAATCTTTCAAATGATTTATTATGCCAATGGCGGATTTAATTGGCATGACCTTTATTTTATGCCTATTAAGTTAAGAGAATTCTATTGGAGAGAGTTACTTAAAGTAAAAGGAGAAGAAAGTGATGCGATGAATAAAGCTACAAGTAAATCTTCATCAAATAATTCTCCGAAAATAAGAAGAAGATGATATTTATAATAGTATTACAATATAAAGAACATGTCTAAAAAAATAAAAATAACAGAAGCCGGCATTTCAGATTTTTTTAAAAGTTTTTTTCGAGCAAAAGCAGATGGAAAAGAAAAAGCTTGGATAGGTAGTTTGGAAGATAAAAGTCCAGAACTTGCCGATATTTGGAAAGATTTTGATGAACTGATTGCTAAAAATATGGCAGATAGAAAAAAGATGATGCAAAAGTATGGTGGCGAATCCCAACATCTTGCCAACTATCTGAAAACAATTAAAAAATAATCTTCTATTATTTAAATGGCTGCTAACCCCAACGATACACAAAGAAGGAATTTACTTCAGGAAATGGAGCTCATTAATCAAAGGATTCTTGAGGCAAACAGAGCCAGCGTTACTGCAACCGGTCAAGAAGTACAAAATTACTTAGACCAAGTAGAACAACTGCGAACAATCCTACGGCTCAACCAAGACCAATTGGCTGTTATGGATTCAATGCAAAATAAAACATTAAAGAATCTAAAGAACTTTGATAGTATAGATGATACGTTAGTAAGTATTTCTAATTCTTTACAAAATAATGTTGACTTACAGCAAAAATTCGCAACAAAATTAAATTCAGCAAAAAGTGCATTAAATGATATAGCTAGTATAGTCGAAACTGCTTCATTTGATGATAGGCAATTAAAACATATCGATAACGCTAGTGATGCTTATAGAAATATGAATGTTTCTATTGTACAAGCATCTGCTAAATTAGCACAGGGAAAAATAGGACAGGAGCAATATAATAATTTAGTACAACAATCTTTAGCATCATTTGATGAACTTGTGGGCTTAATAGATACAAGTACAGAATCCGGCAAAGATTTAGTGGCAGTATTTCAACAAGCAAGAGCTGAATTAGACTCCTTTGAAAAAGCAGCACAACGAAGTGCAGCGGCATTGGGTGCAATGGATACTGCGTTAGACCAAATGGGTAGTAGTGGTATTCCATTAGCTAGAGAGTTAGGAGATGCAATCGGCGATATTGCAAAAAATGGTACATTAGGTAAAGCGGCATTAATTGCGTTAGGAGCAGCCGCTGGAAAATTAGCATACGATTACTTTGGTGCACCAATACAAGCGGGCATCCAAGCAACAAATGATATAAAACAAAATCAAATTGAAGGGGCTAAGAATGTAGCACAAGCTGGAAATGATTTAGCTTTTGCCGCAAAACAAGCCTCTATGGATTTTGGTTACCAATTGCAAGAAATGGCTGCACAATTTAATGCAGCATCTAAAACTGCATTTTTTGGTAAAGGATTGGGTAGTGTAGGCTATGCCGCATCTAAATTACAATTAGCAGGTATATCTGCCGAAAGTATTGCATCGGCAACAATAGCTGCATCGAAAGCAGGTAGTGGTTCTACAAAATTAGCAGCAGATATGGCTATATTTGCTGAAAGAAGTGGTGTATCCGTAGATAATGTTGCAAATATACAACAAGCATTTAAATTATTAGATGGGGTTTCGGCTGATACTGCACTAAATATGGCAGAAGGTACTAGAGCAATGGCTGAACAAGCCGGCTTAAATATTGGTGATGTAATGAATGAAGTTGCATCTGCCTCCGAAATGGCATTAGATTATCAAATTCAAAGTGGTAAAGCATTGGCTAGACAAGTAGTTTATGCAAAATCATTGGGAGTTAGTTTTGCCGATGTAGCAAAAGCCGGACAAAATATGGTATTGAACTATAAAGATAGTATCAAATCGGAAATGAGTTTATCAGCAATGCTTGGTAAGAATGTAAATTTATCAGAAGTTAGAGCTAAGTTCGCTAGTGGTGATACCGAAGGTGCTATGAAATCATTACAAGCACAAGGATTAGACCCATCAAAAATGAATATGTTCCAACAGCAAGCTTTACAGCAGGCAACAGGTGGAATGGATTTAAATTCATTGAAAAAAATAGGAACACCTGGTTATCAAGAAGGAGCTGGAAAAGTGGGTGCATTGGAAGAAAAAAGTGCCAAAGCATCAAATGATGCGTTTTTAACATTA